CTATGGGTCATTCATTGAAGCAGCTAGGAAATCTGATGTCGTTAATAAGTCCTCCATGATGCGTGATGACGCTCTTGGTAACTTATCACGTATTAAGAACGGGGAGAGCCTTACAGAGGCTTTTAGGTCCATCTCACGTAGTTATAGAGAGGATGGTGTTACGCCTGTTGGTAATGCAACAGCTAAAGCTGAAATCTTTAAAGAGCTTGCTGATACCACGCGCTACTCAGATGCTGATGTTGAACGTATACTCGGTGAAGCGCAAACTGATCAAGGTACTTGGAGGGAAAGGTTTGGTCGTGACTACGATGACCTTGTAACTCTTCGGCAAAAAGATAAAGAGTCTGAGTTCCAGCTTGTTGAAGCACAAGAGCGTCGTGAGAATAAGAAGCAAGAGGATCAGTTGCTTGATTGGGTAAAGAACAACAACCCCAATGAAGAAACCCTCCAAGCTATCATCAAAGAGTCAGCAACAAAAGGCATCAACACTGATCGTCTCAAAGCATATCTGGCTTTCACTACTGAACAGCAAAACGCTGACTTCTGGGGTAAGCAGTTCCGTGAGCAATACGAACAAGGTACTCTCACTGCTGATGATGTTGATCAACCTGGTGTACCTATTGAAGTACGTGAGACGTGGCGTACACGTGCTCAGCAGCTAGATCAGCAACGATCTGATTCTGGTATCAAACAAGAGACCATCAAAGCTGAACTAAGCGATGCTCTCAAACAGAACTTGATTGGTGATAGTACTAACCGTGCTGCTCACTATAGTTTACGTGGTGCATCTGATTATGCCCTTAAGCTATACAATCAGAAGTTTAAGCAATACGCTAAGACGATGGAACCTGCTGTTGCTGCTAATAAAGCACGACTGGATGTTCTAACTGCTATCGAAACTAAGAAAGGTGCGTTTGCTGTTATTGCCTCTTCTCAAGCAAAGACAGGTCAGACACAAGCCTTTTATGCTGCCTTTACTCCTGGTAAGCATCCTGGTGCTCCTGCTGCTATCAATGTCATCACTACCTCTGAAGTTGTTAAGAAGGTACGTGCTAACAGTAACGTAATTAACACTGAAGTACTGGCTAGCCCTGCTCTACTCAAGGATATTGATAACCGCATTGCCAGTGGTAAGCCTATCTCTATCCCAAAGATCTATACTGATTTGTCTAGGGCAGTACCTGGTATGAGTCCTACTCAGATCCTTAATGCACAGCTTGCAGCAGCAGGGCTTAGTCAACGAATTAAGCCTGGCTTTAGAGATCAACTGAACCAGATTAATGATCCCGTGCTGCGTAGTATCTTCGCTCAACCTCTTACTCAGGATCGCCTTAATACTACTATCATTGGTAGTGGTAATGCACCTGCTACTGTACGTACAGGCAACAGTGGTTTTGCTGATGTACAAGCACTTGGTAATGCATCTGGATTTAAGTTCCCTCAGGTAATGGCTGCTATGTGGGCATTGGAGTCTGGCTGGGGTAAGTATACCTCAGGTAAGAATAATGTCTTTAACATTAAGGCACGTCCTGGTCAAGGTACTATGAAGAATGGCTCCTATTGGAGGGACTATGCTTCACCCCTTGAGTCTGCTAAGGACTTTCTGAATCTCATGACTGATCCTAGGTATGCTCCTGGGCTGTCACGTGCTCAGACACCACGTCAAGCTATCGAAGCTATTGCAGCTGGTGGCTATGCTGGTGGTGAAGCTGCCTATCCTAGTAAGATTATTCGTGTGATGCAACAGATGGGTGTTAATGTTGATCAACCCTATAAACCAGCAGCTACTTCTGCACGTAACCAAGGTTTTATGCGTCCTACGCTTGCTTATATCACAGACAACATTGGACCTACTTCCACTGGTCCCCACCTAGATGTTAAACAACAAGACAACCCTAACACACCACAAAATGAGTTTGCTAGGGAGTTCTCATCTAAAGCTCTTGATAACTTTGTCGTTGTTGATGATCCTCAATTCGGACGTGTTCCATTGAGTCGTATTCCTGTCACTGATACCTTTGCTGGACATGTAGCCCGTGGTTCTCACGGTATTGACTATGGTACAGCAAAAGGATCTAAAGTGTTCCTCCAGAATGGAGCACGTATCGTATCAAAAACTCGTACACAACATGGAGATAAGTTGGTTATTCAACTGCCGGATGGACGGCGTTTCAGTTTCCTACATGGTAAAACGTTATGACTAGTACCCCTTATGTGGATGAAGAAGAACTGAAGCGCCTAGAAGCTGAAGCCCTTGCTGAAGAGCAAGCGTTACAGCAGGCAGCTCCAGCTTACAGCCCTCAAACAGCTCCTGAAACAATGTACAAGGAGGCTACACCAGCTCAGAACCAAGCTGCTGGTAATGTACAACCTGTTAAGTCTCCTCAACAGCAAGCCGTTCAACAGCTTACTGGTGGTGGTCAACAGCAGCCTCAACAACCACAACAACCACTTAATCGAGGCAGTGGCTTCATTTATGGTAGCGGTGACCCTAACGCTACACTTGGTGAGGACCTTGGCACCTACGCACAACGTACCCTTGAGGGTCTTGGATCCGTTGGTATGGGTATCATTGACTTTGGTATGGATGCCATTGGTCGTATCCCTGGTGCTGAATGGATTGATGATGCCTGGGATGCTAAGACTAAATTTAAGAACCCAGGCTTTCAAAAGGTAAGGGAAGTATCTTCTGTCCTTGTTCCTAGTATTGGTGTTGGTGCTGCATCACGTGTTGCTACTGCTGGGATGACTGGTGGTCCTATTGCTCGTGGTCTCTCTGCACTTGGCATTAACGTTGCTGGTGATGTCGCTATTAACGTTATCAGTGATCAATCTGAGGGTGAGACAGTATCGACGATTGTGAAAGAAGCAGCACCTTGGTTGCCTGTTCCTGATGCACTTGTCGTTAAGGATACTGACTCTCCTGAACAACGTCGTCAACGTAACATCTACGAATCAGCTGGTATCAGCATTGTTGGTGACATCATCGGTTACTCTGCTGCTGCAGGTCGTGGAGTAATGGATTGGTTCAAACCTAATGATACAGCAGCTAAGGAGTTCATGTCTTCTGAAGTTCTTGTTAATGCTGACTCTGCTACTGCTACTCGGTTGTCTGAGATTGACACTCAACGCATGGCTCTACAAGAAGAGCTGGCTCAGGTATCTTCTATTGCTCCTATTGATGAAGCACAGCTGATCGAACAGAGTGTACGTATTGGTGACCTTGAAGCACAAATCAAAGGGTTGGACAGTGAAGCTGGTAAGCTCGGTAAACAGTACGCTGATACCGGAGCCTCAGATCTCACTGAGAGCCCTCTAGAATCGTTTGTAGAGCGTCAACAGGTCAGTCGTGATAGTCAGATCGATGAGGTAGGTAAAGGGCGCCTTATGGACGATCCTGAAGGGGCTGGTGGCACTGATCCTATGATCACTCCTAACATGTTCCCTGAGGGTTCTACTGCTGCTCTTAGCATCCCTCCTGGTAACATCGCTCGTAACATGGCTGACACTACTGCTATCAAGCTTGGTAACAGTGGTGGTACCCCTGCTCCTATCCTTTCTGAGCGTGCCTACTACGACCTTAGTAAAGGTAATGCTGTATCGCGTAACCTCATCGAAGACCTAGCTGAAGGTACTCGTGCTACTGGTAATTTCGATGCAACAGTAGAGGGCTTTAGGTACACCAAAGCTCAGATGAGTGATGCTGCATGGAAGATCTACAACGACATCATTGGCACTGATAAGGTATCTGATCTCAAGAACCTCTTCCTTAATAACCGGGACGTTAAGAATCTACTTGATGGTCGCTCTATTAAGTATGTTAACGATGTTCAAGCAGAAGCTATTGGCTTTGCTATGCGTGAACTGACTGATAAGTACATCGGTCAAGTTGTTACTGAAACATCAGCTCGTGCTATGGATACGGTAGGACGTGAAGTAGCTGACATTGCTGAGGGCTATAAGGCATTCCCTGAGACTGCTGACCTTGGCCGTACCACTGAGATGCTTGGTGATCGATTAGCCTTCCTTATGGAAGAGTACGCCCTTAATAAGTACATCGCAGGTTGGGCGCTTAAGAACCAAGACCGTTGGCAGAAGTTCCTCAAAGAGTCACCCGATAAGGAGGCTGCTATTAGGCAGGTTACTGAGCAGTTCGATCTTAAGGTACAAGAGAAGAACATGCAAGCACAAGGTTATCGGGATATGATTCGTACTATTGCTAGGGATCGTCCTGATGCCGCTCAACCTCTGATTGATGCGTTTGCATTAACCAGGGGTGATGTTGATACTCTTGATAAGTTGATGAAGTGGAGTGCTAAGCAACTTAGCCCCATGGGTCTTCTTAAGAGTGGTGATGAAGGTTTGAATGCCTTTGCACAAGGTGTGTGGTCGGTACGTTACAACAACATGTTGTCTGGTATCTCAGCACTCAAAGCTATTACTGGTAACACTGTTGCTCTTACCCTTCGTACTAGTAACGCATATCTTGGTACTGGTATCGGTGCCTTGATGGGGCGTAATACTGTTGATGATCTCCGTAGAGCTACCCATGTCTATGGTTCATTCTGGCAGACTAACAAGCGTGCACTGAATGATTCCTGGGATACCTTCAAGCGTACCTGGAATAACGGTAAATGGGGTAATGATGCTACTACTGACTTCCGTGAACTAGCACGTGAGGACCTTGTTACTGACTATAACCCTAACCTTTGGGATACCCTGGCCGATATGGAACAGGTATGGGAGAAGGATGGTAACTGGGGTCGTCTTGCTCAGTATCGCTTTTCTAGGTTTATGTATGACCTTGGTAACTGGCGGTGGTTTAAGTATGGTACTAATGCAATGATTAGTGCTGACTCCTTTGTACAGACTACTGTAGCCTCTCAGATGGCTCGTGCTAGGGCTTGGGATGAGATCTCTGGTATTGGTTATAAAGGAGCTGAGCTAGCCCAACAACTAGCTAGGGCTGAAAAGATGGCTTATGATGAGTCTTTTGATGCTCTCGGTAACCTCACTGATGCTGCTGCTAAGAATGCTGCTGGAGAGATTGCACTTAACCTCGACGATGAGACTGCTACATGGTTGACTCGTGGTGTTAATAAGCTGCCTATCCTAAAGCCGTTCTTTATGTTCCCCAAGACTGGTGTTAATGGTGTTAAGTCTGCTATGTCTTACACTCCTATCGCCACTCTACCTGGTATGAACAGGTACTCCAAAGTACTGTGGGCTGGTGATGACATCGACAAGATCAAAGATGCTCTCATGGAGCACGGTATTGCGTATGATGGTGTACCTAATGGTATGGCAATCTTCAAGGGCCTTGAGGCCGAATATCGTGGTCGTGTAGCCTTTGGTGCATTGCTGTCTTCCTCCATGATGGGTTATGCCCTTGGTGGTAACATCCGTGGTAATGGTCCTGTTAATGCTGGTGAACGTAAGAAGCTTCGTGATAACTTTGGTTGGCAACCTAAAACCATCAATGTTGCAGGTAAGTGGGTCAGCTATGCTGGCTACGAACCTCTTGATACTATCCTGACTCTTGTTGGTGACCTAGCTTATTACTCACGTGATATTGGCTCTACTCTTACCGAGTCGTTTGTAGATAAACTAGCGTGGACACTCTCCGCTACTTTTGTTAACAAGTCTTGGGTGGCTGGTCTTGAGCCTGTTGTAGCTGTTGCTAACGGTGATGAAACAGCTATTACTCGATTCCTTGCTAATGAAGTACGAGCTGCTATCCCTATGTCTGGTGCGCTTGGTGTTGTATCTAATGCTATCACAAGCTCCCAAAAAGATATCTATAATGACTTAGTTGGGTATGTAACCAATAGGGTTCCTGGCTTTTCCAGTCAACTACCAGATCAAATTGATATCTACACCGGTAAGCCCCTTAATGACATTGACAATCCTGTACTTCGTGCACTTAATGCTGTTAATCCAGTTAAGATTAGCGAAGGTACAGAGCCTTGGCGTCAGTGGCTCATTGATAGTGGCTGGGATGGTATCCAAATGATTCGTAAGGACTCCTCTGGTAACCACGAATATACCCCACAGGAACGTGAAGTACTGTATAAGTACATCGGTGAACAACAACTGTGGAAGGAGTTCGATAAACTCAGTAAGAACAAAAAGTATAACGATCAGTTGGATCGTATTCGTGCAATGCGAGTACAAGGTCGTCCATCTGAGGAGATACAAGCAGCTCAAAGTGAAGTCTATTCAGTAATGAATGACATCATGTCTCAAGCCCAGAAGGCAGCTGAGTTGCGTATGCAGCAAGAGAATGAACCGATGTGGCGCTCTATTCAAGAGTCCCTGACTAACAAGAATATGATGCGTCAAGGTCGTATTGATGATGCTGCACGAGCTGCTGATCGTCGTAAGGCAGAGATTGAACGACTTACTCAAATGTATCGCTAACCTTAAATGGCAACTACACAAAATACATTCACTGGTGATGGGTCTAACTTAGGCCCATTTTCTTTTACTTTTAAATGGTTGGAGTTAACCGACATTAAGGTTACTGTAGCTGGTGTCCTTAAGACAGCTGGTACTCATTATAACCTACAAGGTCTTAACTACGCCACTAAAACTGGTGGACAGGTGCTGTTCACGGCTGGTAATGCTCCAGCTAATGGTGCTGCTATTATCATTTATCGAGAGACTGATGATAGTGATCTAGCAGCTACCTTCTACTCTGGCTCTGCCATCCGTGCACAGGACCTTAACAATAACTTCATTCAAGGTCTCTATGTAACGCAGGAGTCATCTAACAACGCTGCTGCAGCTACTACAGCGGCTAATGCTGCTACAACAACAGCTAACACTGCTCTTAGTAACTCAACTGCTGCCCAAGCTTCAGCAGCTAGCGCCATTAGTACAGCTAACTCAGCAGTTAGCACAGCCAATTCAGCAGTCAGTACAGCTAACTCAGCGGTATCTACTGCTAATTCTGCCT